CGACGGCACGTGCGGTCAGCAAGCGGTGATCACTGCTACGGCTGGCTGCGTTCACGAGCACGTCCACGGCGATGTGCCCGTCTGCCAGTACCACGTCGAAGAGGTCGCGGTAGGGGACGCGTACTGCTCCGCCTGCTTCATCCACGACGGGCACGACTGCCCCTTGATGGTCGCCCCGCGCACCGTTCGAGACCTGGAGATGGCCGATGCCTGACATCCCAGCGGAAGCCAGCAGGCCGCCGCGTCTGGGCCGCTGGTACACGTACATGGGCCGGTTCTCTGTCCCGCCCTGGCTGTTCGACATCTCTCCGCAGTGGCTACATGGGGCCGCCGACTGGCTCGGCGGGGTGGAACCGTCCCCCTGGCGGGAACTGTGGGACCTCATCGGCTACAGCCGCCCCGCGCTGTTCGCCTACCGCCTGGTGAGGGGGAGGGATCGTGTCTGACCTGCCAGCGGAAGCCGTACAAGCCGCAGCCGAGGCGCTGACAGAGGTGTACAAGGTGAGCCCGCGCAAGGAAGCTGAGCCGCTCGCCCATGCGGCCCTGGAGGCTGCTGCTCCAGCCTGGACCGCACAGGTACGGCGAGAGACCGCCGAACAGATCCGCACGTTGGCCCGCTGGGAGTTCAACGGCGGCTACGTCGGCCTGTACGCCTTCATGAAGCGGCACCCACGGCTAGAGGGGCACAACGTCACGGCCCTTTCCATGGATCTGGAAGCGCTCGCCGACGAGATCGAGAACCCTCCCGCCCGCCAGATCGGAGAAGCCCCGTGACCCCCGAGCGTGTGATCGAGGTCGCCATCGGCCTGTACGAAGGGCCGCGCACCGGCACTGACGCCCCGCCTCGCATGGCCCGCGCCGTGCTTGCGGCGCTCGATGGGGAAGGCCTGGTCGTCGTCTCCGCCGAAGACCTCCGCACCCGCGTCACTGCCGTTTTCCCCGACTTCCGCGACCACGCCGGAGCCCTCGACCGCCTCCGTGCCGCCCTACCCGAGAGGACCGAGAATGGCTGAGGAATCCCTGGCCGCCATGATCAGCAATCTGGCGACGCCGCCGTGGCGGCTCACTATCGCCACCTTGCCGGGCCTGCCCTGGCAGGTCAGAAACGCCCTCGCCGCGCAGCGATACGCGCTCGTGCTGGCCGACCTCGCGGAGCTGCCCGACGACGAGATCCGCGATACCCCCGGCGTCGGTCCGGAAGAGCTGGCCGCGCTCAAGGCCGCGGTCGCCGCCCGACCTCGGAGGACCGAGAACGATGGCTGACGACCTCCGCCAGCGTTACCACGACGCCATCCGCGAGTGCGGCCCGCTCACCGTCACTCGCGTGCTGTACGCCGTGCTGGCTGTACGAGATGAGGAACTGGAGAAGCTCCACTCCGAGCTTCGCCACTCCCGCACCACGCAGGCCGTCCAGTTGGAAGAACTCACGCGCCACCGCGCCAACATGGAGAAGAGCGGCTGCCTCGGCTGCATGGAGCGAGAGCGACTGCGGGACTGGTGGGCGGCGACATCTCAGCAAAACGGCGTCCAGTACGAGCGTGCCAAGGAGCGCTGGTACGAGGCTGAGGACAAGCTTGCGGCTGCCAAGCAGGAGGTGGAGGCGTGGCGGGATCGCGCCGTACAGGCTGAAGCGGCCATCGCCCGCGTCCGACGCCTGTGTGAGCTGACCATCAACGCATCCGTCCGAGTCCAGGCCATCGACCAGGCCCGCGACACCCTCGCCGCTCTCGATGACACCCAGGAGGATGGAACCCATGTCGAACCCTGACGGCGTCCTGGACGCGATCGATGCCTGCCTGGAGGACTACGCGATCTCCGAGGACGCGATGAGGTGGGCTCCTGACCTCCCAGCCCCGTCGTCCGTCGTCTCGTTCAGAGTCGCCTTCGACGCCTCAACCTTCATCGAGGGAATGACAGCAGCGGCACGGGTGCTTACGGAGGGTTTCAAGCCCATCGCCCAGGCTGTGAAGAGCACTCAGATCGCCTTCCACAAGCTGACCTGGCAGAGGCGGAACGACCGCAGGCACCGTGCCCGGTGCCCCACCTGCAACCCGGCAGGCAACCCCAAGCCCATGCCGATCGACCGCAGCGAGTACCGGAGGCGGCGCCGGTGACCCTCGAACACCACCCAGGCGAATGGACCCATGACCCCGAGTTGGGTGCCTGGTACTTCTACCTGACCCCAGACGCGTCAGGTCCGGTAGCGCGGACGATCGAAGGCGATGACCCAGTCGTTCACGTAGACACCGACGAGCACGGCCGCATCATCGGGATCGAGGTCATCGTGACCCTGCTCCCTGAGGTGTCAGGCAAAGGAGGAGCCGACGTGAGCAACCTTGCGTACGAGGTCCGATACCACCGCGAGCTCTCCTGGTGGGACGGCCGGTACCGGGTGTATGTCGTCGGCTCGTCTGGCATCAGGCTGCTCGGAGCTGCGATGACCAAGCGGGGAGCGCGCCGGATCGTGTCGGGCGTCATCGCTCGGGAGAAGGCCACGCAGACGTCCACGCTGGTAGAGACCCTGCCTGAGCAGCCAGCTCTACCCAAGGAGGAGGAGGAGTGACCGCCCTCTTGAACTCGGACGACCTCATGAAGCGGACAGGCGCCGCTTGGTGTGAGCAGCACTCCCGGTGGGAGTGTTCGAAGAAGTCGAAACGCAGGCCAGGAGACCGCTGCCACGCGTCAGCGATCCGCGGTACGGATGCTTGCCGTACGCATGGGGGGCAGGCCACTGACGTGCTGAAGGCCAAGGGGGAGGCGATCAGTGCCTGGCATGCCGTCCCCGGCCGTATGGATGTGTCGCCGAGTGAGGCGGTGATGGCGATGTTGCAGATGTCGTGGGCGCGGGTGCACCTGTATGCCGGCTTACTGCGCCGCCAGGTAGAGGAAGCGGTCACAGTGCGCGGCGTGGGCCAGGGCGAAGGGTTGGTCGGGCACACGTTTTCCGCGTCGCCGAACGTCGGCGTATACGAGTCGGGGGAGGCCGTGCGCGGGTTGGCCAAGTTGGAGGCTGACGAGCGGGACCGGTGCGTCCGGTACGCGAAAACCGCCCACGACATGGGGGTGGCCGACCGGGAGATTCGGTTGGCGGAGGCTCAGGGCGCCCTTCTGGCTGGTGCGATCTCCCGCATCTTGGATGCACTTGAGCTCACCCCGGCGCAGCGACTGTTGGTGCCGACCGTGGTGCCCGGCGTGCTGCTCGCGGCGGCTGAGGGGGCGGCGTCGTGATCCGCCGTTTGTGGGCGTTGTTCGCCGACCCGCCGTCCAGCGATGACGCGCGGCTGCTGCTGTACGTGGTGTTGCCGTTCGCGTTCCTGCTGGCCGTGGCCCGGTTGTGCGGGTGGTGGGTGGGGATTGGCCCGTCGTTGGCCGACGTGATGTGGCTGTGCTTCCTGCTGCAGGCGGTTCGGGAGCGGGATGAGGCCCGGCAGCAGTCCGCCGAGCTGCGCCGGGCGCTCCAGATGGTCGGCCACCAGCGCAGCAGTTGATGTAGCGGAGAGTGGCCAACCCAACCGGCGTTATGACGCTACGCGCACATCCCAGCGACGGACGATGTCCATAATGTCCTGAAACACGAAGACGGCCCCCCTCTGGTACAGGAGGACCGCCCTCAACCCCACACATCTCGTCAGCCCCTCAGCTGCCTTCCCGTAAGCGTACGACCTCGGGGAGGCCCTCACATGCCCTACAACAGCAGCGAGATGCGCCCATGCGCCCGCGACACCCACTGCACGGACAGGCAAGTCATCGTGGACGGCGGCAAGCGCACCAACCAGCCCGCCTGGACCTACCGCCCATTCTGCGACCGCGACCGCGAATACCTCATCCAGGCCATCGCCGACCTCCCCGCCAAGTACATGCACCTACGCACCGAACTACCCCGCACCACAGGGCAGGGCCAGCGCGTGTCCGGTTCGAGAACCCCACCTGCGCCGCTCCGCCTCGACGTGGACGCCCTCATGGTCGACCTCACCCACGTCGTCAACACCTGGGCGGAGATCGTGGCCGCCGTCGCAGGACTCGTTGACGCCTGCCGAGACCTCGACACCGCATGCCGCACACTTACCCGCTGGGTAGACGCGCTCCTGTCCCTTGGCCCTTGGCCTGTCGTCCGCTACCTGCCCCTCCATGAGGCCGCACAGCTTCCCGCAGGCACCACCGGCCACGTCCACGCGAACGCTGGGTATGCGGTCGCCAACGTCGACCTCGACGGCGCCGGCGCTGGCCTGGAACTCCTCAAACTTCACGCCCGATGCCGGTCGACGCTGGGCATGACCCGACGCCGCGACCTCCTGCACGTGCCGTGCCACCAGTGCGGCAGGATCGCGCTCTACCGGGAAGAGAAAGCCGACGGGCTACAGGATGAGGCGTACTGCGGGCACTGCGGTGAGACGTACGCAGGAGCCAGTTGGAGGCTGTTGCAGCGCCTCACCTACGAGGACGAAATCGCTCGACAGGCGGTTTGAAGTGGGAGAATGGAAGCATTGTGACCCCCTCCCCTCCATCCCCATGCACCAAGATGCGCGTGGTCGACGGGCATCTCGTGATCCCCTACCTTCTGCCTATCCACGTGCCGACAGAGCTCCGGAAGATGCCAGTTGAGGAGTTCTTCGGCCTCAACGACGACCCAGACGAACATCAGGAGTACGGACGGCCCGAAACTGTCCGCGACGCCTGACACAATTCCCGCGCGTCAGCTTGTAGCTCACCCCGGCGTCTGTGTAACGTGAATGCCAGCACAACACGTATGCCCTCGACCTTCACTGGCCGGGGGCTTTCGTCGTTTTAGGGGGGTGATCCTGCTGCTGATCACCAGGTACGACGGCCTCATCGACAGCGACCAAGCCGCCGCTCTCGCCCGCGTGGAGCCTGGCGTCATCCGCATCTGGGTGCACCGCAACAAACTCCGGGTGGCCAAGCACGAGAACGGCCGGAACCTGTTCGAGCCTGAGGATGTGGCGGCTGCCGAGTTCGCCACCCATCGCAAGGCCGGCCGCCGCGCCGACCGCACCCGAGCCGCCTAGATATCGCTAGAAAGCCCCAGACGCGCAGCCTCGTCTCTGCCGGGAGGAGACGGGGGTCTGCACCCGCGCTCCCGGTACCCCACCCCAGGTCGTAGCGCACAGTCGTGGTCCCCGGATGTTGCGGGACGTTCGGGGCCACACCCAAACGTCAGGGCGCAGGATCAGCCAGGGGATTGATCGCTACCGGGCTGTAGCCGTACCAACCTGAGTACTCGTGGAACGGTGCCGGGTTGTAGGAGATCAGGCACTCCCATTCCAGCAGGCCGCGATGCCAGCACTCCAGCCGTCCGGTGTGCCACTGGCCGTCGTCGCATAGCACCTCGATGACCCGGCGCGGGCGCACCGAGTGCTGCGGGCCGCCCTCATCGAGGGTGGCCTCCCGAAGCATCGGCCGAGGGTCCTTGTGCCAGTCGGTGCACATGCCAGGCGCAGGAATCATCCACTCATCCTCGTACACCCGTTCGATTGATCGCCACTGGAGGCCTCCATGACCGCAACCAGAGAGGCCGTGCACGCCACCACCCACTGGCGTATCGACCGGTGGGATGACCACCAGACCGCGTGGGTGAGAACCCGCAGCGGCCTCGCTGCGCCACCCGCCGACGTGTTCCATCGGCTCGGCGTCACGCCTTACGACACGAGCGAAGTCCACGGCAACTTGATCACCACAGCCGGGCTGACCCGCCTGACTGCGCTGCTCATCGCCTCTGGCGGGCAGGCCATCACCAACACCTCCGCCCGCATCGGTGTCGGCAACGGTGCAGGAACGGCGGCGGTCGGCGACACCAACCTGTCAGCTGCCGCCGGATCCGCCAACCGGTGGTTCCAGATCATGGACGCCACCTACCCGCAGGTGGCCGCCGGCGTCCTCACCCTCAAGTCCACGTTCGCCTCGGCGGACGGGAACTTCGCGTGGAATGAATTCGGGATCGACATCGGAGCTCCCACCGCGGTGTCTGGCAACACCGTGGCCGCCACCCTGTTCAACCACAAGACGAGCATCGCCCAGGGAACGAAGGCGAGCCCGCAGACGTGGGCGGCAACTGCGACCTGCACGTTCTCCTAGATCAACAACTACAGGCGGGGAGTCCGGGGGTAGCTGATGCCGTCCTACCGCGACGCATCCCAAAGCGCCTCCGGCACCACCGCATCGTTCAACTGCAACAAGCCAGCCGCCACCGTCTCTGGCGACATCCTCATCTGCTTCCACGCCGCCGACGCCGGAACCCTCGCCGACATGGGCACCCCTACCGGGGGCGCTACCTGGAACCTGCTGGCCTCCAGGATCCGCGATGACGGGACCGGCGCAGGAAGCAAAGCTTGGTGGAAAGTCGCGGGCGGCAGTGAACCCTCGACCTACGGGTTCACCCAGAACTCGGGCGCCGACGGCTCCGTGTCAATTATCGCCGTGCAGGACGGGGCCACCAGTACCCCTGTGGTGGCGCAGAGCGGCAGCAACTCCAGCACCTCCTCATGCACAACCCCGTCCACGACCCCGACTGGTTCTGATGACTTCGAGATTCGGTGCGTCGCCCTCCACGCGCCTGGGTCTCCGCGAACCTTCACCCCGCCCGCCGGGTTCACTGAGCGGACCGATATCCAGTCCGGCAATTACGCGCTGACCACTACCGCTACGCGGACGCTGGTCAGTGGTGGCGCGTCGGGCGTGCAGACGTTCACCGCCGACACAGGCGTTCCCGAGTATCACGGGTTCACCGTGAACATCGCCGCCTCCGCGGCGACCCCGATCACCCTCACCGAGACCGGCGCTGTCTCCGACACGTTGGCTGCGGACGCGGCCACTCCGCTGGCCGAGACGGCGGCCGTCGTGGATGCCCTCACGGTGTCTGCCTCGGTCGACCTGGCGGACACGGTAACCGCGGTCGACGACCTGACGGTGGTCGCCACCGTCACGCTCGCGGACACGGGGACCGTCACCGACGACGTCACCGGCGGCGTCCCCATCGACCTGACCGACACGGTCATTGCGATCGATGACTTGGTCGGCGTTCCGGCGCCGCAGCTCGACGAACCAGTCGCAGGCGTCGACCTGCTGGGCGTCGTCGCGTCCGTCCCCCTGACGGACACGGTCACCGCCGTCGACAACCTGACCGCCATCGAGATCTTCCCGAAGAGCCTCACCGACACCGTGTCCGGCACCGACGCGCTGACGGTGGTCGTCCTGGAAGACGTCACCGTCGTGGCAGGCGCCCCGCACCGCGGCTGGAGTTCAACCGAGCCGTCACGTTCATGGTCGGCGTCCGACCCCTCGCCCGGCTGGCCTTCCCGCCCACCCACCACCTGACCTGGAGGTGCGGGTTGCTGCGAATCCCCAGCCTGAGCGTCGAGTACGTGAAGGTCCCGGTGGACGGCCCGGCGAACATGACGACGTTCACCGTGCAGATGGCGATACTGCCCGACGGACAGGATCCGGCCGGCGGCGACTGGCAGTCGGCGCAGTGGATCGGAACTGACGCAGCCGTCCTGGTCGGCCCCGCAACCGGCCTGGCGTTGACGAAGGGCGTCCGGTACGGCATCTGGGTAAAGATCACCGCCGCACCGGAGATCCCCGTCCTCGGCCCGTCCCTACTGCAGATCACCTGACATGGCCACCCGCCACAACCTGTGCCCCAACCCCTGCCTTACGAACAACAACACGGACTGGGCCGGCGGCGAAACCCCCGTCCGAACGGACGTGACCGGGCAGGGCTTCCCGCGAACATGGGCGGCCAGATACAGCGCGTCCTCATACATGTTCGGCCCCCCCGGAGCGGCATCCCCAAGCCTCACGTACACCGTCAGCACGTATGTCCGCCCGACCAACTTCACGCTTGGCGGGACGCTGGCGATTCAGTGGCTCGACTCGGGGCTGAACGAGATCAGCGAGGCCACCGTCGCGTTCCCAACCGCTCCGACCGGAGCGGCTACACGGGTGAGCATCACCGCCACCTCGCCAGCTTCCACGGTGTGGCTGCGGCTGCTCTGCTTCGGCGAGGACTACTCGGGCAACCCGACCAATTTCAGTGCGGTGTTGTACGAGCAGGTGGGGGTCCTCGACACCTACTTCGATGGCGGTTCAGCGGGCGCTACATGGGACGGCACTGCAGGCAACAGCGCCTCCACGCTCGTCGATGCCTCTTTCGGCCCGCCGCCGCGGCCTTACGCGAACGCTCGGCGCCGGCTTCTTGTCCGCTAACACGTCACTGATCTAGGAGTACGTCATGGCTGTCACGGTGTTCGTGTACGGCAAGCTGCAGCAGAGCCTTTTCGAGGCTCGCGTCAACTTCGCATCCGACACGATCAAGGCGATGCTGCTGTCCTCTTACACCGTGGGCAGCACGGCCGATACCGCCCAGTTCCTCAGCGATGTTGTCACCGGCGGCGTCGGTGTGGAGGCGACCGGCGGCGGCAACACCGGCTACACCGCCGGCGGCCAGACGCTCACGAGCAAGACGGTCGCCTACACCGCGGCGAACTCGTGGGCGACGCAGCGGGCCAACAGCACGGCCTACACCGTAGGCGACGTGGTCCGGCCCGTAACCGGCAACGGGTTCGTCTACCAGGCCACTACTGCGGGCACGTCCGGCGCCAGCATCCCCACGTACGCGACGGTCATCGGCCAGACAGTGGTAGATGGCGGTGTCACCTGGACGTGCGTGGGCCGCGGGGTGCTGCTCATCGATGCCGCCGACCCGAGCTGGACGACGATCAACCCCGGGAGCCTTGTCGCCTCCCACGTGCTGTTCTTCAAGGACACCGGCACCCCTTCGACCTCCCCAGTCCTTCTCTACTGGGACCTGGGCGGCACCCAGACCGCATCCAACGGCGGCGCCTTCACGCCGCAGCTGGACGCCGGCGAGGGCTTGCTCGTGACTTTCACGGGCTGATACGCGGGTGGGCGTTGTCGTCACGCGAATCGCCCGGCCCTCGACGGCCATGATCGCTGCGCTCCTGACTGGTGCTGCGGGCGCGGTGCGTCTGCGGGCCGGTACGGGCGCGATGGAAGGGTTCCCGGACGCCACCAACACCGGCTACACCGCGTGGCCGGGCTACACGGGCAGCCTGACCAACTACAGCGGAGCCGACCCAATCCCGGTCGCGTTCAACGGCACCACATACCAGGGTTTGCGGTTCAACGGCGGGGTGGCCATCGGAACCGCAGGGTCTCGACCCAGCGGTGTGACGTTCAGGGGCTGCCTGTTCGAGGCGACAGCGCCCAACTTTCCCAACGTGCAGGACTACGGGACGAACACCACGTTCGAGTACTGCACCTTTCGGCCTGCCTCCGTGGGATCGCCGCCCGTCTCCTTCGCCCAGTCCTACCAGTTCGGGGTCAACCACTCCGGGGTTGGGCTGACCGCCCGGCGGTGCGAATTCTGGGGCTTCGGCAACGCCATCCAACTTGACGTCAGCTCGACCGCGACCAACCCAGTGACGGTCGAGAGCTGCTACATGCACGACGCCGCGGACCAGTCGCACGATGTCTACCACCACGACGGGATCCTTTCCTCGAACGGTGGATCGAACGTCTCGTACATCACGATCCGCAACAACACGATCATCTCCGGCGGCAACACGAACGCGATCGCGTTGCAGGTAGACCCGGGCACCCCGCAGTACTACTCCAACATCACCGCGACCGGGAACCTGCTTGGCGGGTTCGGCGCGACCGTCAACATCGGCGGCAACGGGAGCGGCAACACCAACGTGGTGTTCACGGACAACACGTTGTCCACTTTGATCCAACCCGTGTTTTTCGAGTTGTACGGCTGGACCGACGGCAGCGGCAACCTGTGGCGCCGCAACCGGTGGCTGGTACCGCCCGGCGCCGCCTACGGCTCCCCAGGAGACAGCGGCAAGTACTGGACCCCGAGCGGGGTCTCCACCACCGACTGGACCGGATGAGGTGACCTCGTGGGCCTGATGTACAGCGTGCAGTTCTCTGGCGTTGCGGTGACAGCGCAGCAAGACTTCTTCGAGATCGCCGCACCATCAGATGCGGTGGTCCTCATCCACAACCTGGTGCTCACCCAGTCGACCGAGGTCGGCGACGCGCAGGAAGAGGGACTGAGCATCCTGTTCAAACGGGGTGCAACCACCACAGGCAGCGGCGGCTCGACGCCCACGCCCGTGCCCCTGGAGTTCGGATCTCCCGCAGCAGGAAGCACCTGCAAGGTCAACAACACGACCAAGGCCACAAGCGGCACCATCACCACCCTGCACAGCGAGAACTGGTACATCCGCGGACCATTCCCCGGCCTGCCGACCCCAGAGATCCGGCACGTCCTGTCGCCTTCGCAGCGATACACCATCGAGCTCGCCACGACCCCGGCCGACAGCATCACCGTGTCCGGCACCCTCTACTTTGAAGAGATCGGCGGCTGACCATGGCGCGGCGGACGTACCCGTCGCGGCGCACGGGCGTAGCCGTCTTCCGGGCCGCATCCCGCGCCCCTTGGGTCCGCCGTCGCCCTGCCGTCGCTCGTAGCGCAGCAGCGTCGGCTACAAGCGTCACCCTGCAGGGCACCACAGGCACCATCAGGGTGTCCGCGAGCGCGGGATCGGTCAGCGTCACCGACATCCTGACCGCCAGCAACACAGCCGCCATCAGGGTCAGGGCCTCTGCCGGGACCATTCTCGCCGTCCAAGCCGCCCCCGTCGCGGGCCGCTCAGGCAGCATCCTCGTCCGGGCGGGACAGGCCGCCGTCCAGGCAGCCCGCAACGCCCCAATGGCCGGCACGACCGCATCGATCAGGGTTCGGGCAAGCGCTGGCAGCGTCGTCGCCGCCCAGGTCGTGTCCGTGCAGGGCAGCAGCGGAACCGTGCGGGTCCGCGCCTCCGCAGGCTCGGTCACCGCCGCCCAGGTCGTCGCTCTCCAGGGCACAACCGGCTCGGTCCGTGTCCGCGCCGGCTCCGGGGCGTTCACACTCGGCCAGACCGTTCAACTATCAGGCCGCTCAGGAACCATCCAAGTCCGAGCCTCCGCCGGGCAGGTCACCACCGTTCAGGCCGTCACCTCTGCGGGAGCGTCCGGTTCCATCCGGGTGCGAGCATCCGCAGGGACGGTCATAGCGGCCCGCGTCGTCGCCGTACAGGGGTCGACCGGCAGCATCCGCGTCCGCGCAGGCTCCGGCCTCTTCACCTCCGCAGCCAGCATCGTTCTCACCGGCAGGGCAGGCTCCATCCAGCTGCGCGCCTCCGCCGGCCAATCCGCTCCCGTCCAGATCGCGACCCTGGCAGGCAAGAACGGGTCGATCCGGGTCCGAGCATCGGCGGGCAGCATCTCAACCGGGGCGATCAGCCTCAACGTGGGCTACACCGCAACCATCCGGGTCTCAGCCGGGCACGGAACCGTCCACACCGTCCAAAACGCCGCCCCGCAAGGGACCACCGCGTCGATCCGTCTACGGCCAGGATCCGCCACAGTCACGGCCGTCCGGCAGACGCTCCTGCAAGGCTCCACAGGCTCCATCAGGGTGCGCCCCGGCGCGGCCGCGGTGCTAGCCGTACAACAGCAGACGCTCCAAGGCTCCGCCGGCGTCATCTGGGTACGGCCCGGCGCAGGCTCCGTCACCGCCGTAGGCGACGGCAGCACCTCTGTCACCCTGACCGGCCGTGCCGGTGTGATCCTCCTGCGCCCAGGCAGAGGCGCCGTCACCGCGGTCAGCATCGGCGACCTCGACATAAAGGTCATCGCCCGACCGCCCACATTCAAATGGCGGGTCGGCGAACCAGTGTTCTAGAGAGGGGGTGCAATGGCCGGTATCGCCGCCACCAGCAAGGAATACCTACACATCCCCGTGGACGACGGGGCAGCCGACATCTCCGCAGAGATCGCCGTTGTGGCCGGCGGAGAACCCGCCGAAGCCGACTGGTTGCCCGCGACGTGGGACGGAGACGGCTCCTACAAGGTCCTCATCGGCCCCGGGACCGCCCTCATGCTCACCCCAGGCGTGTACACCGCCTGGGTCCGCATCGACGCCCCACCTGAGGAACCAGTCCGCCGCTCCGGCCCCATCCTCGTCGGCCCCTAACCGCAAGGACCCGCGCATGCCCACCTCAGACCCGCAAGGCAAAGACTGGGCGCTCCACACCTACCTGAAAATCCGACCCGAGCTCGTCATCGACATCGGGCCCGGTGATGGCACCTACGCCAAACTCATGCGACCACACCACCGCGCGCACTGGGTCGGCATAGAAGCGTGGGGCCCCTATATCACCACCTACCAGCTCGACCAGCTGTACGACGTGGCTCACGTGGCCGACGCTCGCCTGGTCGACTGGTCGTGGTTCCTCACCGCCGATCTCGTCATCGCCGGGGACGTCCTGGAACACATGAGCCGCCTACATGCCAGCGTCCTGCTCGACGGGCTCAAACTGCAGTTCCCCAACCTGCTGATCGCCATCCCCGTTCTCCACCTCGACCAGGACGCCGTCAACGGCAACCCGTTCGAACGCCACATCGACCACTGGACGTACGAGGCCATGCTCAACGAGCTCAACCCCGGCGTCGTAGACACCTGGAAGGGCGACGTCCTCGCCTACTACTGGTGGAAGCGGCCGTGAGCCTGGACGATCTCAATGACGTCGTCAGCCTCCAGCACGCCATGGCCCACATCCGAGACACCTGCCGAGGCGACCCAGAAGCGGCACACGGGGCTGAAGACGACCTCATGCGGCACGTCCTCCGAATGGTCGCTGAAGGACACCCGCAAGCCGCCGAGATGGCGACAGAAGCACTCAAGGCCGCCGAGTGGGACGTCCCACGCTGGTGCGCCTGACCAGAATCCCTCCAGGTAGCTCCTGGAGGTAGAGAGCCCTGACTACCTCATGAGTCGGGGCTCTCGCCACACCATGAGGAGCCAACATGGCAGAAGTCGTCCGCTCGCGTTCAACATCCCTATACATCCACAGCCGCCCACCCCGCGAGGGAGGCAGTATGAGCGTGGAGGCTCTCAGGGACTTCGTTCAGACCCTGGACGCTGAGGGCATCAGCGACAAGACCACCGTGGTCTGCCACCACGTCAACCAGAGCAAGCGCCCCGTCACGCTGTCGGTGAAAGAGGCGACCACCGAGGAGTCGCGCGAGCCTGACGGTGATCCACAGCCTGAAGTAGAGGCAGCGCCGGATGGCGGGGACGTCTGATGCGCATCAACATGCACATCGCCCTCGAACTCTCCACCCTGGTGGGCTACTGCGTATGCATGGCGGCAACGGGGAAGTCGCGGACGTGAACACCCTCCAGCGCGCCTGGCACGTCTACGCATACCTTGCCCAAAGCGAAGCGGCAAAGTCCCTCAAGGTGTTCCTCCTCGCTGAGATCGTGATGCTCGCCTACCGGTTGTGGGCTCCTGAAGACTGGCCCCCCATCTCGTACGCCACCCTCATGCAGGTCGTCCTGTGGTACGCGCTTCTGTGGTTTGTGCGGGAGCGAGATGAAGCCCGAGCCCAACTCAAGGCCAAGGACTCAGAGAGGACCTGATGTCCGGCAAGTGGGCAGGATCGCAGCGGCGAGCACAACTGCCCTCGAACTGGTACACCGAGATCCGCCCCGCAATCCTCCAGCGTGACGCCTACCGCTGCACAGAGTCCCTGAGGGACGGCACCCGCTGCGCAGAGCCCGGCACGGACGTCGACCACATCGGCGACCCACACCTACACCACCTCTCCAACCTCCGCCTCCTCTGCTCCTGGCACCACAACAAGAAGAGCTCAGCACAGGGCAACGCGGCACGCCTCACACCGCCCCCTCTACGCCGCCCCTCAGAGGCACACCCGGGACTACGGTGACCGCCACTCTGCACGTCCACCCTGTAGGTGACGGCATAGACCACGACACCAGCACAGACGAGCCCACCTGCGTGTGCGGACCACAGGTGCAGCCAGCACCGCAGGAGGACGGGTCCATCGGGTGGCTCATCGTCCACCACTCCCTGGACGGCAGGGAAGCCAGCGAGTAGCTAGGGCCACTCGCGGGGGCACACCACCACAGGCAGTGATCACCACACCAAGATCACAACACGGTGATCACGAACAGGGTGGGGGGAACCCCTGGTGGCCCCCTCCTCCCAGCCCGGACAGGTGCTGTGGCTGGCCCCGTCTACGGGCCTGGAACTTTCACGATCTTGATCTGTGGTTCACCCGCCATGGGTGTTCCGCTTTCCCGACATGGGAGGTTGCGTCATGGCCGGCATGGGCCCCGCTCCGAAGGACCCGTCGAGGCGGGCTAGGAAGAACAAGGACCCTCAGCCGCAGACGATTCTGAGGTTCGAGCAGGCGGAGGCCCCCGAGCTGCCGTCGTTTGAGATCGAGAAGGACGGCGCACTCCTGGAGTGGCAGTGGCCGGCCCGGACCGTTGAGTGGTGGGTCACGTGGAAGGCGTCACCGCAGGCTGAGCACTTCTCGTCTACGGACTGGCAGTTCCTCGTGGACACGGCGTTGATCCATGCGCGCTTCTGGATGGGTGATCTGTCGCAGGCGGCGGAACTCCGACTGCGTGTGGCGAAGTTCGGGGCCACTGTGGAGGACCGCGCTCGTCTGCGTATGCAGTTCGCGCAGGCCGATGAGGCGGACAGCCGCAGGCCTGAGACGCCGCCATCCTCGCGGGAGCGCCGCGGCGTGTTGCACGCTCTGCCGGATCCGAAGGCGTCGAACGAGTAGACGATGCCGTGGATTCCGCCCGAGCCTGGGGCGGTCCCCACCCTGGGCTTCGAGGTAATCGACTGGATCGCGGAGATGCTCGCGGCCCCGGACCGCGGCGAGTATGAGCCGTTCGTGCTGTACCCGGAGCAGGAAGATTTCGTTCTCCGCTTCTACGAGATCAACCCGCGGACTGGTAAGCGCCGGTTCCGCCGCGGGGTCATCTCCAGGCCGCGTGGATGGGGCAAGAGCCCGTTCTTGGCGGCGCTGGCGATCGTCGAGGCGCTCGGGCCGGTTGTGCCCGCAGGGTGGGACGCGAACGGGCAACCGGTGGGCAAACCGTGGTCTGAGGTGCGTACGCCGCTGGTGCAGATCGCCGCAGTGTCGGAGACGCAGACGAAGAACACGTGGACTCCGCTGCTGGAGATGCTCCAAGGCCCGGTGCTGGACGCATATCCAGGCCTTGAGCCTTTGGACACTTTCGTCAACTTGCCCCGCGGGAAGATCGAGCCGATCACGTCGTCGGCACGGACGGTGAAGGGCAACAAGCCTGTCTTCGCAGTGTTGGACCAGACCGAGGAATGGGTGAGGTCGAACCGTGGCACCCGCCTCGCCGAGGTGATGAGGATCAACGCTGCGAAGATCGGCGGCACGACGGTCGAGTCGCCGAACGCCTTCATCCCCGGCGAGGAGTCGGTGGCGGAGATGTCGGCCCAGTTCTGGGCGGCTATCCGTGAGGGGCGCGCCAAGGACGATGGTCTCCACTACGACCACCGGGAGGCGCCGCCGGAGACCGACCTGGGCGAGCGTGCATCTTTGCTCGCCGGCCTGGCCTACACATACGGGGATTCCGCTGACATCAACGGCGGGCATGTTGATCTGGATGTGATCGTCGCCACGGTCTGGGATCCGGGCACGGATCCGCAGACGGCCAGGGCGGACTTCCTGAACCAGATCACGCACGCGTCGGACTCGTGGCTTGCCCAACCGGAGTGGGCCGCGTGCGTGGACGTGTCGAGGGTTGTCGCTGACGGTGAGGCGATCTCGCTCGGCTTCGACGGATCGCGTAAGCGCAACCGCGGTGTGACGGACGCGACTGCTCTGATGGGCTGCCGCATCGCTGATGGGCATGTTTTCCCTATCGGCATCTGGGAGGAGCCGGAAGGGCCCGCGTCCGACGGCTGGCAGGTTCCGGTGGTTGAGGTGCTGGCTGCTGTGAAGGGCGCGTTCGATCGGTTCAATGTGGTGGCGTTCTATGCCGACCCTGCCAAGTGGGAGGGTCACGTCGGCGACTGGGAGGCCGAGTACGGCGCCCGGTTGAAGGCGAAGGCCGCCAGGGATCATCCGATCGAGTGGTGGATGTCGGGCGGACGGGCGGTGCAGATCGTCCGCGCGACCGAGCGTCTACACAACGCGGTCGTGGACCGGGAGATGACCCACGACGGTTCACACGTCCTAACCAGGCACATGCTGAACGCCCGCCGCCGGGTGTCACGGACCGGCGTGCAGATCGGAAAGGAGCACCCGGACTCGCCCCGAAAGATCGACGCCGCTGTGGCGTCCATCTTGGCGTGGGAGGCGCGGGCGGACGCGATCACCAAGGGCGTGCTGGACGAGGCCGAAGAGATGCAGGGCTACACCTTCTGACGGATGCGGGGTGCGCGCGTGCTGGATACCACCCCGTTGTCTCCGGACTGGTGGCTGCTGAGGCTGGGCCGGAAGCTGCGGGACCGCCAGATCAGCCTGAATAGTTGGTGGGACTACTACTCGGGGAACCCGCCGCTGCCTCAAGGCCCGAAGGGGCCAGCCAGCGTCTACCTGGATTTCCAGCGGAAGGCGCGGACGAATTTCCTTCAGATGGTTGTCGACGCTTCGGTCCACCGGCTACTCGCGATCGGGATAACCGACGCTGCAGGGAAGTCTGACGACGAGGCGTGGCGCTGGTGGCAGCAGAACCGGATGGACTCCAAGCAGAAGCAGATCTTCCGCACCGCGCTCAGCCAGTCGGAGTCTTACGCGATCGTCGGACCGCACCCCAAGGACCCGCGGCGCCCCCTGATCACGCCGGAGCATCCGCGTGAAGTGATCGTCGAATACGATCCGGCGACGGGGCAGCGGATCGCAGCGCTGAAGGCCTGGTATGACGACGTCGAGCAGGTCGGAAAGGCGACCGTCTACCTGCCTGACGTGATCGTGAAGTATCAGACGGGCCGCCGGTCTCCCGGCAGGGCGTTGCCGTGGGGTACCGAGAGTTGGGATCTCCGCCAGGACGTGGAAATCAACACGCTGGGCGAGGTCCCGGTGGTGCCGTTCACGTGCGCCCTGGAGTTGGGGGAGCTGCCGAAGCCGGACTTTGCTCAGGGCATCGACGTTCAGGACCGGATCAACCTGTCGATGCTCAACCGGATGACCGCTGAGCGGTATTCGGCGTTCCGGCAGAAGTATGTGACGGGGCACCGGTTCAAGGAGATTAAGGACCCGGAAACCGGGTTGGCGGTTCTGGACCCGATCTCGGGCCAGCCGCAGATGGAGCAGCCGTTCCGACCCGACCCGGGCACCTTGTGGGCGTCTACCGGGGAGAACACCAAGTTCGGCGAGTTTTCCCAGACGGATCTTCTCGGCTATCTGAAGACTCACCAGGCCGACATTCTCGACCTGCTGATCCTGACGCACACTCCCGCCTACTACTACGCCGGGGACCTGATCAACGTCTCGGCGGACACGGTGATCGCGTTGGACACCAACCATGTGGCGAAGATCGGCGAGTACCAGACCGGGTTCGGCGAGTCGCTGGAGGACATGTTCGGCCTGGCGGCGAAGATCGCCGGTTCTGATCGGGACTTCGTGTCGTCGGAAGTCCGTTGGAAGGACCCACGGCAGCTCAACCCCTCTGTGGTCGCCGACATGGCCACGAAGATCAAAAGCATCGGGTATCCGCTGGCTGTTGTCGCCGAGCGCATGGGCGAAAGCCCGCAGCAGGTCACCCGCATCACTACCGGGCAGGCGCAGGACGCGTTCCTGGCCGCATCGCTGGCAGCAGGTCAACAGCCTGGGGCCACGCCACAGCAGCAGCTGCCCGCACCTGACAACCTCACCTAGGAGCGTCGGTGGCCTACGAGCAGCAGGCTGCGATCGCCGCCACCTACAACGAGTCCTCCACCACGCTGCGGGCGGCGCTCGTTGCGGCGATTGTCGAGCTGTTCGGCAGGCTCACCTCATGGCGCGACGACGACGCCGATGGTTTCGTCGCCGCGGCGGTACCGATGGTTCGCGGGGCGCAGCGGGCAATGGCGGTCATGACGGACGCCTACCTGGCAGCGATGCTGTCGGACCTGCTCGGCAAAACGCTGACCCCGGTCGGCGTGGAGCTGGACGACGACCTGCGCGGCGTGCCCATGATCGAGGTGTACCGGCGGCCGTTCATCCAGATTTGGACCGACCTGGCTGGCGGAGCACTGCTCAAAGCGGCGATCGAAGCGGCACGGCGACGAGCTGAAGGCCTCGCAACGACGGACCTGCAGCTGGCCAAGACGCACTCCTCACGGATCGCCCTGGAGAAGCGTGGAGATCGGGTCGTCGGTTACCGGCGGGTGTTGACCGGCGCCGAGAATTGCGCCATGTGTGTGCTGGCCTCGACCCAGCGCTATCACGTCAAGGATCTGTTGCCCATCCATCCCGCGTGTGACTGCGGGGTGGCCCCGATCGTGGGCACCAAAGACCCGGGCCAGATCATCAACTCGGTCATCGTCACCGAAGGAGCCCAAGCCGTCGACAGCAACAGCCGCGGCGTGGATGTGTTCTCCGGCGACCAGCTCGTGAACCTCGGCGACCTACTTGGGTCGCTTCACGAGGAGATCAGAAAGCGTTTCGGCATTTCCGACAGGGGAGGCCGGAAGATCGACTACCGGAAGCTGCTGACCGTGCACCAGCACGGGGAGATCGGCCCGGTACTCGCTATCAAGGGCCAGAAGTTCACCGGCCCAGATGCCATTCCGAACCGTTGACCGCCCGCCATGGGCGTACGTCCCGACATGGGAGATCACACCGCATGAACGCTGCCGTGCTGCCCATCCACCCGCACTCCGGCCTCCAGGCTCTCACTGTTTTGCCGTCGGGCAGGATCGTGTGGCCTGTTCTCGGAGGTTCAGAGGATGGTCGACAGCCGCAGGGGCAGGCAGAGCCCGTCACGGGCCAGCCCACCCCCACCGCTCCTCCTGCACCACAGCCCGCCGCGCCGCCTTCGGGCGAGCGCGGATACCCGGAGAGCACGCCTGTCGCCGACATGTCCGTCGAGCAGCAGGCCAACTACTGGAAGGCGCACGCCCGCAAGCATGAGGACCGGCTCAAGGCGATTGACATCACGCCGGAGGAGCTTGCGCGCCTGCGCGGCTCTGACGCTGAGATGCAGAAGCTGGCCGACGCTTCCCGCACCGACATGGAGCGGATCGAAGCGCGAGCCACGGCTGCAGAGCAGAAGGCCGCTGCGATGGAGCCCGAACTGCTCAGGCTTCAGGCCGCCGTCAAGGCCGGCCTGCCTGCGGATGTGTCCGCCAAGCTGCTCGCCGCTTCTCGCCGGATCGTCGGCGGGAGCGCGGAGGAGTACGAGGCGGACGCCGTCGACTACTTCGGGTCTACGCCGATCCAGCTTGCGCCGCCAGCTCCGCCGGTAGCGCCAGCCTTGGATCAGGGCGCGAGGCAGACGGGCAAGCAGTCGCCTTCCGTGGCTGCAGGCCGGGATCTGTGGGCTGAGAAGCACGGCAACAAGACCACCTGAACTCCCTGAGGAGACACCTATGGACCTCAGCCTGAGGACCGAGAACTTCAGCTTCGACGACCAGTCGTGGCTCGGCTCCGCGCACGGCACCGACGCCGCCCGCACGATCACCCTGGACACGTCCGCATTCACGTCCGGGACCCACTACCCCAACGGCTACTTCCCGTCCGGCCTCCCGCTGGGCAGGATCACCGCTACGGGCAAGTACGGTCCGTACGGTGCCAGCACCTCCGAGGGGCAGACGGTCACCATTACCGGCACCCCGACGGGCGGCACCTACACGCTGACCTTCGACAGTGAGACCACCGCGGCCATCGCGTTCAACGCCACCGCTGCGGCCGTTCAGGCCGCGCTGGAGGCGCTGTCCAACGTGGAGCCGGGCGACGTCGTCGCGGCTGGCGGCCCACACCCTGGCACCGCAGTCACGGTCACCTTCGGTGGCAACTACCTGGGCGAGAACGTTCCCCAGATGACCGCCGCGTCTGGCTCCCTGACCGGCGGCACCACCCCCACCGTCACCGTCACCACCACCACTGCGGGCGGCTCCACCGTCACCGACGGCACCGAGGCTCTCGCCGGGTTCCTGTTCTGCGCAGTGAAGGCGCCCACGGTCAACACCACCGACGTCGGCGCCGCCATGCTGGAACACGGCCGCGTCATCGCCTCCAAGCTGCCCATCGCCGTTGATGCCGCCGGACAGGCTGACGTCGCCGGCCGGATCATCTTCGCCTGACAGGGGTCTGACTGATGCTGATCAACACTGACTACATCACCCCGGCGGAGCTGACCGGCTACGTACGGGCCGGCGCCATGGACTGGGCGCGCAACCAGTTCTCGCTCGCGAGGTGGCTGCCAAACAACCCGATCGACGACCTGGACTTCCGGTTCACCCGCGGCGGCGAGGGCCTGATCGAGGCCGCGTCGTTCCGCGCCTACGACGCTGAGTCGCCGATCGGGTCCCGCCCAGGTGTGGTCCGGATCTCCGGCGAGCTCCCGCCGATCAGCCGCAAAATTAGGCTCGGCGAGTACGACCGACTCAAGCAGCGCAAACTCGACGACCGTATCCGCGGCGCACTCATGACCGACGCCGAACGCATGGTTCGTTCGATCATGGCCCGGATGGAGCTTGCCCGCGGTGACGCGCTCGTCAACGGCAAGGTCACCATCTCCGAGAACGGGCTCGCAGTCGAGGCTGACTTCGGCAGGTCCGGGACCATGTCCGTCGCCCCGGCCACACTGTGGTCGGACCTGGTGAACTCCACGCCGCTGGCGAACCTGTTCACCTGGCGGGAGACCTACATCGCCACCAACGGTGAACTCCCCGGGGCGATCGTCACCAGCACACGCGTGCTGAACTACATGCTGCGCAACGCCGAGGTCAGGCAGCTGGCCTCGACGGCGATTGGCACGCCGACGCTGGTGGCGCCGACCATGCTGCAGCAGGTACTGGAAGCGCATGGCCTGCCGCCCATCTACACCTACGACGCTCAGGTCAAGGTCAACGGATCGGCGACGCGTGTCATCGCCGACGACAAACTGCTGCTGCTGCCGATGGCGGGCGACGCCAACTCGCCGGACGGCAGCAACCTGGGCGCCACCCTGTGGGGCACCACGGTCGAGGCGACCTCGCCCAAGTACGCGATCGAGCTCGGCGAGGAGCCCGGCATCGTCGCCGGATCCTACGAGGACGAGGACCCGATCGCACTGTGGACCAAGGCATCCGCGATCGGCCTGCCGATCCTCGCCAACCCTGATTTGAGTATGGTTGCTGACGTTGCCTAATAAATCATGACAACGTCGCAGGACGTATCATGGATTTTATGGTCACAAAGCAGTGCAGAAGATGCAGGGACGTGAAGCCCGTCCCGGAGTTCTCTCCAGAACGGGCAAATCGGGACGGGCTGAAGTCGTACTGCAAGCCCTGCATGGCGGAAAGAACACGCATCCGGCGCAGCAATCCCGCCAAAGCCGAAATGGATCGGCGAACGTCCGCTCAGTGGAAGAAGCGAAATCCGACGCGTCCGAAGCCGCGACGCCATCCTTTGGTTGGCTCTCCGGAGTGGGCGCAGCGGCGGTCGTGGATGTTCCGTGTTCGGGCAGCAAGATCGCAGGCGGCGAGATTCGGCGCGAAGATCAACGACCTGCGCTTGAATCGGTGGTTAGAGGTCCTGGAGCAGTTCGAGTTCAAGTGCTTCTACTGCGATTCGACTGAGGATCTGTGGATCGATCACCTCACTCCCTTGTCCGAGGGTGGCGACAACACATCGGCAAACGTCGTGCCTGCGTGCGAGGCGTGCAACAGACGCAAGGCGAGACGGACACTGGAGCAGTTCTTGGCGAACGAGTGCAAGAACGGCCACCCTCAAACGCCGCAGAACGTCTACGTCTATCCGGACGGGAAGAAGAAGGCGTGCCGCCCCTGCGTGCGTGCAGCCGAGAAGCGACACAAGGCGCGAAAAGCACTCAGAAAGGCGTGAGCCAATGGCGCGACTTAGGACCACCGTTCACGTCGTCGACCTGGAAGGACGACCTCGGGCTTTCGGGCCGGGCGAGGACTTGCCGGACTGGGCAGCTGGGCAGATCAGAAACCCAGACGTGTGGGAGGGCGAACTGCCCGCTCACCTGGACGAGGCTGGCGGGGTCCGAGAGCAGATCGCCGTCCAGGTGGAGGCGCAGCCGGAGATGCCGGAACCGCCCCGCTCCGGAACAGGGTCCGGTCGCGACGCCTGGGCGGCCTACGCCACCCGCTACGGCGTTGACGTACCTGACGGTGCCTCGCGGAACGACATCGTGAACGCTCTCGCCGCGCGCGGCCTGATCGAGACCGGCTGATGGTCGCCTACGCCACGCTGGCCGACTACGAGTTGCGCCACGGCACCGTGTCCACACCCGCTATGGGGGACAAGGTCCGGTCGCTGCTGGACGACGCGTCCGCGCTGATCCGCGCCATCCTCCCGGCTGGGTACGTCCCGGCCGCGGAGCTGACGCGGGCGGTGTGCGTGTCGGTGGCGTGGCGCGGCCAGTCCAACCCGGGAGGCCGTCGTTCGATGACGGTCGGCAGTGTCTCGGAATCGTACGGGGAGCGCGGGGAGGACGGCGGCCTCTACGTTTCCGACCGTGAGCGGGCGATGCTGCTGGCCGCCTACTACGACGGCGTATCCACCGCGTACACGATCGACCTGCTCGACGACGGCCTACGGGACCGCTGCCGCTACTGACCGGAGGTGTCCGTGCGGGTTCTGGCGCTTGTCCACCTGTACCCGCCTGGCGGGAACGCGGGAGCCGAGTGGGCTATGCACACGCTGCTCTCCGCGCTTGTGGCGCGAGGGCACGAGGTTCAGGTGGTGTTGACCGACAGCCGGCAGGGCGGCGACCCGTACGTCTTGGACGGGGTGCGGGTGCACCCGTTCCGAGACAACAAAGACGCCCAACAGGCGGTCCTCGGCGAGTCGCCGCCGGACGTGCTGGTCACACATCTGAGGAGCACACCGCAGGCCACCATTCTGGGTGAGCTGTACCGGCTTCCTGTCGTTCACGTTCTGCACAACGACAATCAGAACGAGCGTTCGTGGATGACGCGCGGCCCCCGCCTGGTGGTCTACAACTCCGAGTGGGTGCAGGTCTCTTGTCTGGACTGGTGGGGGCAGACACAGGACGCGCCACCACCATCCAGCATCGTCGTACGTCCTCCTGTGCTGGCTGAGAACTATCGGACTACGCCGGGCGCCCGGGTCACGCTGATCAACCTGAGCGCCAACAAGGGCGGCAGCACGTTCTGGAAGCTGGCCGCACGCATGCCGGACGTGCCGTTCCTGGCGGTCAAGGGCGCCTATGGCGAGCAGATCGTGAAGGGTCTGCGAAACGTCGACGTCCAACACCACGTGCCAGGTCACCGGATGCGTGAGGCCGCGTACGCCCGTACGAGGCTGCTGTTGATGCCGTCCTCCTATGAGTCGTGGGGGCGGACCGCGGTGGAAGCGATGTGCAGCGGGATACCGGTCGTGGCACACCCAACACCCGGCCTTATGGAGTGTCTCGGCAACGCCGGAACGTTCGTCGACCGTGACGACCTGGACGGCTGGGAGTTGCAGATACGCCGTCTCCTGCAGCCCAGAGGATGGGCTGCAGCCTCCCGCAAAGCAGAGCTCCGAGCGGCGGAGCTGAACCCGGATGAGGATCTCCGGCGGTGGGTCGCCGCGGTTGAGGCGGTCATGGCGGGTGCGGTGTGATCCCCGACGGCTACCTGCCGATCACGGCAACGCTGATCCACCCCGCCTCCATCGCCGACCGATATGGCAACTCCAAGCTTGACTACGGTGCCGCAGCCACACGGACCAGCTTCCCCGCGCTGATCGAGCAGGAGTCGGCCAGCGAGTCCACACCAGACGGCCGGACGAAGATCGCTGGCATGTGGCTGTTGATCACCAACTACGACGGCATTGACGCAGGCGACCGCATCCAATGGGATGGCGTCCTCTACGAGCTCGACGGCCCCGCCTGGCCAGCCCACGACTTCTCCGGCTACCACCACACCGAGGCGCGGCTACGCCGGATGGAGGGCTGATGGCAAACGTCCGAGTCGTCCTGAACCGATCGGGCATGCGAGAGTTGCTGCGCTCCAGGGGCGTCAAGGAAGACCTGCTGCGCCGAGGAGATGCAGTCGCTGCGACAGCTGAAGCGATCGGGGTTCCGCCGCACGAGGGCACCGTCGACTACTACGCCGAGGCGTCGACTGGGATCGCCAGGGCGAAGGTGCACGTCGTGGCCGACCACCCGGGCGCGCTCGGCCAGGAGCAGGAGTACCGGACCCTCGGCACGGCGATCGACGCCGCGAGGCTCTAGTGACCACCTACCCGGACGTCGAGAAGCTCCTCATCGACTACCTCGAACCGATTGTCGGGGTGCCCACCTACACGCGTGTCCCTCGCGTACGGCCTGCCTCATGGCTGCAGGTACGGCGGGTGGGAGGTGCGGACGACGTTGTCCGTGACCGGCCCCGCGTGGACGTGATCGCGTGGGGCGGCGACGACGGGGCCGTCAACGACTTGTGCATGGCCTCGCGGTCTGCCGTCCACGCCTTGCTCGGCACCACGCTGCTTGGGGTGGCCTGCTACCGGGTGGAGGAATTCCTCGGCCCCGCCAGGAGAGACGACATCGACTCCGGCACCGCCCGGATGTGGATGACCGTGCAGCTTTCGCTGCGCACCAGCTAGACCCGCGCATCCATTCTGATCCGGCCGCCGCGCCGGTGTTTCTGCCTGCTCACTGAAGGGTTGATCATGACGCTTGACGCATCAAAGGTGCGCGTTGCCGTCACTGGCGCGGTCTACGCTGGCCCGACCTCGGCCGCCGCTCCTACCTCCGCAGTTTCTTCCGTCAACGCCGCCTTCCTCGACATGGGTTACATCTCCGAGGACGGCGTTGTCGAGACGTACGACGAGGACGTTCAGGACGTTCAGGCGTGGCAGGGCGGCGCGATCGTCCGCACTCTGATCTCGTCGTCGAAGGCTACGTTGGCGTTCACGATGATCGAGTCGAAGGCCAGCACGCTGGAGCTGTACCACAAGGGCTCCACGATGGAGTCGCTCGGCGTGAACGGCTACAAGATCGACGTCAAGACGCCGAACATCGTCCGCAAGAGGTTCATCCTCGACGTCCTGGACGGGACCACCCACCTGCGCCTGTACGTGGCCGACGGCGAGGTGACCGAGCGCGGCGAGGTCACCTACGTCAACGACGAAACGATCTCCTACCCCGTCACGGTTACCTGCTACCCGGTCAACGGCGTCGTCCTCACCAAGTTCAGCGATGACGTCAACTGGGGTTACAGCTAGGCCGCCGACCAGCACAAATACCCCGGGATGGGCGCGAATCGCGCGGGTCTGCGCCCATCCCGGTTCAACATCTGACCCGCGCCATCACGAGGGACCCGCGCATGGAAACACCTCGCGGCGCCGTCATCGAGATCATCGAGAAGCGGCGCGCCAGTTCATCACCACCGGGCGGGGACGTCATCATCCCCAACGAGATCCGCATCAACGGGCAGGCCCTACTGTGCCCGGCGGACTCGCCAGTAAAGGTTCACGAGATCGAGATTCAGGGCCATGACGTCGTGCTCGTCACGCTGACTGTGTTCGCGCGCCGGGTCGTCATAGCCGCCGAAGAGCCTGAGGAGACCCGCGCATGACCACACGAAGCCCCCGCTCCGCCAAGACCGCGAGCGCAGCGAAGGAGGCCTTCGACCTCGACGCCGTGGAGGCGGAGGTCGCAGGAGATCCGTTCGAGTTCACTTTCGGCGGACGCCCCTATAGCCTGCCGCACCTCCAGGACGTCGACCGCACGGTACTCAACGCCGCAGACCAGGGTGACCTTGAAGCAATGAAAGCGGCGTTCAGGTCCGGCCTCGGCGACGACTTCGACGAGTTCGACGCACAGCCGATGAAGCTCCGTAGCCTCAACGCCCTGTTCGAGGCGTGGCTGGAGCACTCCGGCCTCAAGCCGGGGGAATCTCAGGCCTCCACGCGCTCCTAAGGGAGCACGGGGAGGCGATCGAGTGGGACCTATCCCACTACCATCACGGCCGCTCCACAAAGGACCTGTTCACGGGACAGATGAGCTGGTGGCAACTCCGCGCCTACCTGTCCCACCTGCCGCGCGAGTCCGCGCTTGCCCGCTCCCTGCTCGGCGATGACGTCGCCTGGGGCTTGAACGAGCAGTTGCTCGCCGCGGCCATCGACACGCTGAGGGCTGCCAACTACCAGCGCGGCGGCGGCAAGGGACCACGGCCGAAACCCATGCCGCGCCCTGGTCTCAGCAGGAATCAGCAGTCTGAGCCGCTGCATCACGGCAAGACCGACCGGGACCCCGACCAGGTGATTGCTTACCTCGACCGGTTCCGGCCACAACGCACCGCCTGACCTCGAACCGCCATGTCTCAACCACTTCCTTGGGGGTGAGGCATGGCGGCCGAGGTCGGCTCCGCATACGTCACAATCCTGCCCAGCGCCCGCGGATTCCGTAAGGCGCTGGAACGGGAGCTCGACTCCTCGATGCGGGACGCCGGCCGCAGCGCGGGCCGGACTCTCGGCGACGCCATGGCCCCGGAGGGGGAGCGTGCCGGGCGGGGTTTCGCTAGCGGTCTGCTGCGGACACTCCTGCCCAGCCTGGGGTCTGTCACTGCGGCGATCGCCAAGGTGGGCGTTGGCGCCGGGGCGTTCTCGCTGGTTGCTGCGGGGGCTGCTTCTGCGGCGACGCAGGTGCTCAGCCTGGCAGCAGCTCTGGCGCCGGCGGCTGGGGCGATCGCCGGTCTCCCCGCAGTCGTTGCCGGTTTTGCGGGGGTTCTCGGGACTCTCAAGGTCGCACTGTCCGGTGTCGGGGATGCGTTCAAAGCCGCGCTCGGTGATGACCCGAAGAAGTTCGCTGAAGCCCTGGAGAAGCTGTCTCCGGCGGCTCGCTCGGTCGCCGAGGAGCTGCGCGGGCTGAAGCCGCAACTGGATGGCATCAAGAACGCCGTCCAGGACGCTCTGTTCGCTCCTTTGCAGGGCGAGCTGACGGCGTTGGTGGCGGCGCTCGGCGGCCCGCTGCGCGACGGCATGGCAGGTCTGGCAAGCGAGTTCGGCAAGGCCGGAGCGCAGGTATCGGCGTTCGCCCGGTCCGCGGAGTCGGTACGTGCCGTCGGCGTGATCTTCGACTCGCTGAAGTCGGCCATCTCCGGCACAACACCCGCTCTCTCGCCACTGCTTGCCGGGTTCCGGGACCTGGCGGTGGTGGGTTCCCAGTTCCTTAGCGGGCTGACTCCAGGTATCGCCAGCGCAGCTGCGCGTTTCGGTGAGTTCCTGTCGGCCGCGTCCGCCTCTGGGCGGGCGCTCGGCTGGCTACAGGGCGCTCTCGACGTGTTCAAGCAGTTGGGCGCGATCCTGGTTGATGTCGGCGGGATCTTCAAGGGCGTCTTCAGCGCCCTGGAGCAGTCCGGCACCGGAGCTTTGGGTGTGCTCGGCCAGCTGGTGGACGCCGCGAACAAGTGGGTGAACTCGGCTGCCGGCCAGGAAACCCTGGTCGCCGTTTTCCAGGCGCTGGCGCAGGTCGGTCAGGCGTTGGTGCCGGTCATCACCGCCATCGCGACGGGGATCGGGCAGCTCGCGCCGATCGTCGCTCAACTGGCAGTGGCGTTCGGGCCGGTACTGACGGCCGCGATCAACGCGGTGGTTCCCGCCCTGAAGGCGCTGGGGCCAGGCCTCGTCGCGGTCATTAACGGCATTGGCCAGGCTGTCGCTGCGATCGGGCCGGTTCTCGCGCCTCTCGCGCAGACGATCAGCGGCCTCATGCAGCAGATAGCGCCCGTGTTCGCGCAGATCGGGACGGCGGCGGCGGCGCTGCTGCCAGGGATCACTGCGGTGATTCAGGCGGTCGGTCAGACGATCACCGCTCTGGCGCCTGCGCTGCTTCCGGTTGCTCAGGCGATCAGCGCGATCGCTGTGGCGATCGCCCCGCTGCTGCCTGTGATAGGCCAACTGGTCGCGGTCGTCGCAACATCGCTTGCGGGGGCTTTGCAGCAGCTCGCCCCGCTGCTCACCCCGATCGTTCAGGCCATCGGCCAGTTCGCCGCAGCCATGGGCCCGCTCATCGGGCAGGCTGTGCAGCTGGCTACGACGCTGCTGTCGGCGTTGCTGCCTGCGGTGACGCCGCTGATCGGCGTGGTCCAGCAGGTTGTGACGGTGCTGGGCGGGGCGCTTCTGCAGGCCTTCCAGACGCTGATCACCGCGATTCAGCCGCTCCTGCCGGTCATCGCTCAGCTGGTGCAGACCGTGGTCGGGGCTCTCCTGCCTGCCATCACTCCGCTGATCCCGATCCTGGCGGAGATCGCGAGCGTCGTCCTGACCACGCTGGTGCAGGCACTGTCGACCATTCTGACCGCCGCGGCTCCGCTCCTGCCTGTGCTGGGCGAGTTGGCTGCCACGGTCGGACAGGTTCTGTTGCAGGCGATCCAGGCGATCGCGCCGTTCGTGACACTCCTAGCGGAGTCGATCGCCCAGCTGCTGCCGGTCTTCACCCCGCTGATCCAGTTGGCGGCGAAGGTGGCTGCGCAGCTCGGCGGGATCCTCGTGCAGGCGATCACCGTGCTGGTGAAGGCGCTGTCGCCGATCCTGCCGGTCATCGTCGAGTTGGCCACCCAGATCGGTGACGCCTTGGTGTCGGCGCTGACCGCCGCGGCTCCCGCGCTGCTGTCGATCGTGGAAGCGGTTGTCGGGCTGCTGCCGTCGCTGACGCCGCTGATCGGGCTTGTCGCGAAGCTGCTTCAGGCGATCGTCCCGCTCGTTCTGCAGTTCCTGCCGCTGTGGGTGCAGCTCATCCAGACGCTGGCGCCGGTCATTGTGCAGCTGGTGGGCATCATCGGCCAGCTGCTGGCGGCGCTGATGCCGGTGCTCGGGGTCATTCTCGACATTGCGATCAAGGCGTTGACGCCGCTGATCGGGATCGTGCTGCAGGTGTTGAAGGCGTTCATGCCGCTGATCGAGGCGATCCTTCCCGCGCTGGTGACGCTGATCGAAGCGATCGCGCCGATCCTGATTGTGGTCGCGGAGACGTTCGGCCAGCTGCTGCAGGCAGTGTCACCGCTGCTGGATGTGCTCCTTGAGCTTGTGATGGCCGTACTGACCCCGTTGTCCGGGCTGATCACGGAGATCGCCCCGCTGCTGGCTCAGCTGGTAGGGATTTTCGCCCAGCTTCTGCAGGCGGTCATGCCGCTGATCCAGGTTCTACTCGACCTGATCATTTCGGTACTGACGCCGCTGATCGAGGTCATCGCGACAGTCATCTCATGGCTGGTCGACAAGCTGGCGGTTGCCATCCAATGGGTGGCCGACATCATCGGCGTCGCCCTCAAGGCGATCGTTGATGTATTCGAGTGGCTGTTCAATATCCTGGTCGGCAACAGCATCATCCCCGACCTGATCACAGCGATCCGGGACTGGTTCCAGAAGGGCATCGACTGGGTCAAGGGCATCATCGCCTGGTTCGGCGAATTGCCCGGAATGATCGGCAACTGGCTGGGGTCGGTCCGGGACAAGGTCGCCGAGATCTGGAACAACATCAAGAACACGATCGCCGGACACATTGAGGCGGTCAAAAACACGATCTCGAACATCCTCGGGCAGGTGTCCCAACGCTGGAACGAGGCGTGGGACAACGCCCGAAACTTCGTGTCCACCGCATGGAACAACATCCGCAACGCCGTTAGTGACGGCATCAACAACGTCATCAACTTCGTCCGCGACCTGCCCGGACGGATCGTCAGCGCCTTGGGGAACATGGGATCGCTCCTGTTCAACGTCGGCCGCGATCTGGTCCTGGGGTTCTGGAACGGCATTGTGTCGCTCTGGAACTGGTTGGTTAGCCAGGTCCAGAGCCTGTTCGGCGGACTTGCCGACTGGGCGAAGTCCATCCTTGGCATCGCATCGCCGTCGAAGGTTTTCGCCGCGATCGGCAAGGAGATCCCCGCTGGTATGGCGGTGGGGATCGAGAAGGCCAGCGGCCTCGTCGAGAACGCTGTCGCAGGGCTTGCGTCGACCGCGTCCATCGCCTCTACCTCCGATGTGGCCATCACCTCAGGAGGGGCTTCGGGCGGGGTCAACGTCGCCGGTGACCTGGTGTTGCCCATCGAAGGGCTCATCTTGGACCTGCGCAAGCCTGAACTCGCTGTCCGCCAGTTCCTTGAGCAGGTCCGTGAAGGGCTGCGCAACTTGGAGAAGGAGTCGGCGTGGGCGACCTCATGATCGGGCGGTACACCGTCCGGGAAGCCTGGGAGGTCTCCGAAACCGGCGCTGGGGTGTTGCAGGTGGTGGGCCGTGAGGTGATGCCGCCGTTGACGCGAGCTGATGTGGTGTATCGGTATGAGTCTGCTTTGGGCTCTCAGGGGATGCTGGTGCCGGTCGTTTGGGAGGACAAGCCGGAGCGGTCCGGCTACTACACGGTCAGCTCTGTGGCGGGCGACATGATGGACCGGGCCGCAGAGGGTGTGGTCGTCGCCGAGTGGAAGCTGGGCCTGGTCAGGCATGGCTCCGATACGGACGTTGACCTGGAGTCCAGGCTTACCGGCGCGGTGAGGGCGAACGATTTCTCGTTGTCGGGGGAGCGGTGGCATTGTCCACCACCAGCCCATTACGCCTATTACACGGGTGCGACGATCCCGTCCACGATGACCCGCACCGGCTCCGATGGGGCCCTGACCGTGTATCGGTCGATCCCGGCTAACGTGTCCCCACGGTGGGGGTGCGAGGTCGGCGACTACCTTGAAGGCCGCGTTCGGATTCTGTCGGTCGGCTACGAGCGGGTTGGGGTCGGCCAGGCCGTCGAGGCTGCCGATTGGGAGTTGTCCAACACGCTGGTCAGGGTGCGGCCTTTGCTGTCGGGTGGCACCCTGGAGATCGCGTCGTTCACGGGCGGTGCGTGGCGGACGAAGGCTTGGTGGGCCGACATCGGCGGCACGCAGATCGCCCGGTTCGAGGCTGCGACGATCCTGCGCAACGACCCGGAGATGTGCGTTCTGCGGCTGACCGAGAACCGTTCAACGGTGGGTAGGGCGGTGCTGGATTTGACGCTCAGGCGAGGTTCCAGGGTCGTCGAGGGCTATCTCCAGCGAGGCGACTCCGGCACGCTCAGCTTCTACTTGGCTACCTCCGAAACCATGACCGACTCGACCTCGTACGTGGTGAAGACGACCGACGACGCGAACGGCAACAGGGCCATCGCCGGATCGGCGAGAAACTTCGACCCGCACGCCAATGGCGGCCTCACCAAGACCTCAACCACGTGGCTCGACTTCTACGTCGGCGTAGTTGCGGGCGGCGGAAGCGCCGTGTCCGGAGACCAGGCCACGAACCTGAGGGACCAATACGTCGCGAGCATGCCGGAGGCGACGATGGCGGTGAAGAGGTGACCGTCAACGAGAAGCTCATGAACTTGGGCTCGTGGGGCATCACCCTTCAGGCGGAAACCCCGCGCGAGATCCTCGACCGGCTGGCCTACTTCGGGCACATTGCGATCGTTCCGGGTAGGGTCAATCCGGCCGAGTACGGCGACAACCTGCTGAGCATGGCCCGCTACGTGGGTGTCCTGACCAAGCGGGAACTCGACGACGAGGCCCGCATCGGCGGCCAGGGCATGGCCGTCTGGCTGGGCGACTCCGACGACAAGGGCGAAGTCTTCGAGACCCCAGAGTCCATCAGCAACAAGACCTTCGCCCAAGCGATCACACAGCTCATGACGGGCAGTACGTCCGTGGTGGTTGGCACCCTGTACTCGGTGGCTGGAACCTACTCGGGTCAGCACATTTGGCAGTCGCGCGGCAAGGCCGTCGACTACGTGTGCCAGACGATGAACGCCGAGTGGCGGGTCAACGGCAACGCCACCTTGGATGCGGGCCCGATCGCGAACCTGTACGTCACCACCCCCACGTGTGTGGTGGTGCGGAAGGACGCGGGCAAGGACCTGACGTTGACCGGCATCACCGGCGACATGCAACTCTCGCGCGACGTTGAGGACTTCACCACACGGGTGGTGCTGCTGGCCGAAGGTGAAGGCGAGTCGACGGCTACGGGAGCGGCGAACATCCTGTCGAACCCGTATTTGGATATTCGCGGCAACCCGGTGAAGCGGGTCCGCCTGGTGAGCGAGTCGACGACGTCGACGGGCAACGCGAACGCTCGCGCCCAGCTGCAGCTCAACAGGTTCACCGGTACCAGGAACGCGTTGAAGTTGTCGGCGGACGACTACGAGATTCGGGGCTCGTTTCAGGTTGGCGACTACGTGTGGGTGTACGACCCTGACGCCGGGCTGGTGGACACGGCGCAGGAGATCACGTTCCGGGGCCAGCGGATCAACCCGATCAAGCTGAGGGCTGTGGAGACGTCGTGGCCGGTCACGGAGCGGATGACGGTCGCCTACCGCCACCAGGACGGCACATGGATCAACCTCACCGACTACGTCAACCCTGAGACCGGGGCTACCAGCATCGGCGTGGGCGAGCTGAGCAGGTCGTTGACCAACGCAGGCACGGAACCGGTGGGTCCGCGCCCGATCCCGGACTCCACCATCCCCGGCGTGGTGTCCTGGGATCTGCCGTTCACCACGGGCGTCTACCTCGATGGCCTGGGCAACACCAGGGCGCGGATCCTGGCCAACTGGCTGCTCCCGCTGAACGTCGACGGATCTACGATCTTGGACGGGTCGCACTACGAGATCCGGTACGGGCTCAACCCTGCGACCACGGACTGGCAGCTCGCCTACGCCTCGTGGGGTGACCTGCAAGCTCAGATCCTCGACCTGTCCCCAGGTGTGGACTACGACTTCCAGATCCGGGCCGTCGACCTGTACGGAAACCAGGGCGCTTGGTCGGCTACAGGAACGGCGACGGCCAACCCGGACACGATCCCGCCGTCGACCCCAGCGCCTCCCACCGTGGCTGGGTCGCGGCTGGCGATCCAGATCACACACACGCTTGGTAAGGCGTCCGGTGGGACCTACAACCTAGAGCTAGACCTCGACCATCTTGAGGTGCACGTTGGGGCTTCGTCTGGATACACGCCGGACTCGACCACCCTCAAGGGGCAGGTTGCGGCCAACGCGGGGATGATCGCGGCGCTGATCCCTGCTGTTGGGACGGTCGACGTTGAGGAGATCACGACCCGGTACGTCAAGGTGATCGCTGTGGATCAGGCGGGGAACAAGAGCTCCCCGTCTACCGCTGCCACGGCTACCGCGCTGCTGATTGACGACGCCCACATCTCGGACCTGACCGTTACCAAGGTCACGGCTGGCACCATCTCGGCGAACTGGATCATCGGCGCGAGCATCCGGACGGCTTCGAGCGGCCAACGGGTGGAGCTCAACACCACCGGGTTGCAGGGCTACAACGCGGCCGGAACCCTGCTGGTGTCGTTGCAGAACAACGGGGTGTTTTTTCTCAGGTCGGCCACCACAGGAGCCCGTCTGGACTTCTCCAACGTGTCCGGCATCGAGCTGTACAACGCAAGCAACGTCCGCACCGTGTCGCTGTCGTTGAGCGGCGCGTTCGAACTGCGCAGCGCCGCCACAGGTGCACGCATTCAACTCGACGGCACAGGGTTCAAGGCGTACAACTCCGGCAGCCAGCAGACCGTGGACATTTCCGCGTCGACTGGCGACGTGACCTTGGTGGGGAAGCTATCCACTGGTTTCGGCGGCAGACGTATTGTCGTGGACAACGCAACCAACGACCTCAAGTTCTACGTCAGCAACGGCACGACATACGCGCGAATCCTTGAGTTCGGCAATGGCAGCAATCAGGCCGGTGTGGGCTTGATTTCGTCAGCTTCGGCAACGAACAGCAACCGGTGGAGTGAGATCTCCGCAGGGCCCACGGACGCTTCGATGATATTGATCAACAACGGAGGGGTTGGCGGCTATCTCAGCTGGCTTTACATGGCTGAGACCTCCACACGCCTGCAGTGCTACTACGGAGGCACCGGCCACTACCTGGAATGCACCTCATCGGGGTGGAACGTCGACGGGACGTCGATCAAGTCGTTCATCATCGACCACCCGACCGACCCCGACCGGTGGCTGGTACACGCCTGCACGGAGAGCCCTCACGCTGGAGTCGAGTACTGGGGCGAAACCACCCTCGACGACCAAGGCCACGCCGTCGTACAGCTGCCCGACTACTTCGAGGCACTCACCCACAGAGCCGGTCGCGCCGTTGCCGTGAACACCTGCTCAGACGAGATCCGGAACGCTTCCGCCACCTACCCGGAAGACGGACAGTTCCGGATCCATGGCGGCCCGGGGCTACGCGTTACGTGGATCGTGAAAGCCATCCGCGCCGACACAGCCGACATGCTCGTTGAACCGCTGCGCACGGAGGTCGATGTGCGCGGCGATGGCCCATACCGCTACTACAAAACGAAGGAACCCGCGCATGGATGACCAGCAGCAGTTCTCTGTCCCCGTCGAAGTGCTCGCCCAGGCGCTCACCGAACAGCGCAACACCGCCCTCGACCAGGCAGCGCAGATGAAGGCACTCGCCCTCCACTTCAAGGCCGAACTCGACCAGGCCAACGCCGAGCTGGAGAAACTCCGCGCCGACGCGTAGGGCTTGCTGCCCGTTCTACTGATGGCGTGTGACGACCATCTTGTTGCGCCGCTTCAACCAGATGATCGGCCACGCCAGACCAGCAGTGAAGATCAACCACAGGATGTCGCCGACAGTCCACGCAGGCTTAGACACAGACCTGCCGACGTTCTTAACCTCTAACGGCTTGTCGCGCCCCATCAGTTTCCTCCTGTTGCGTCCGGAGCTTGTGAGACGCCCCAAGCATCTACCGGGTTCACGCCGTCTGCATGTCCGGATCCGGACACCCCTACGTGCCGTCCGTCGAGGGTGCGGCGACGGGCGGCACCCAGCGAGAGGGGCACCGGATGGGGCCGCGACGCGATGAGGAGTGGACGCTCCGAACCCTCCACGCGCATTTCACCGCGCTACTCAACGAGCAGAACCTGCGCCACCAGCAACGCTACGACGCCCAAACCAAAGCGTTGGACGCCGCACTTTTGGCTGCGGAAAGGGCCGTACAGTGTGTGAGTATGGACACTCCCATTTTGTGCGCGGATCTATTATGGCGCCCTGCCGGTGATCTATTAGTAGGCGATGAGCTGATCGCATTCGATGAAGAGGCGCCAGACGGGCGCGGGCAACGAGGTTCCCGAGGACGTCTATATCGAAGAGCGGTCGTCACCGGGAATTCATCTCACCGTGACGCACTTCTCCTGATAAACACGCCGAAGGGGTCTGTGCGTTGCAACTACGCCCACCCGTGGTTGTCTCGAAGGTTCCGGGGAAACCGGTGGCAGTGGGTCAGAGCGGACAGCCTCAAGCCCGGCGACGAGGTCATGCACGCCATCGACGTCTGGGAAAACGACCGCTCATGGGAAGCCGGATGGCTAGCGGGCATGTTCGACGGAGAGGGATGTCTCTGCTTCAAGAACGGCACCAACGGCAAGGCGCGACTCTCCATCGTGCAGCGTGAGTCCGAGACTGCAGAGATGATTGAACGGCT